ACTTTTTAACTCTTTTTCATCTAGTTTTGTTATGTCCATATTTTACCATGTTAATAAAGTTGCTCTTTTCCATGTATTTGTCGCGGTGCAAACATATATATAGTCAGCATCCCAACAAATATCACCTTGATTACCTGTATCTGATGCACTTGCTGGCGTCTTTGCAGTTCTTAATCTAATTATGTCACTATTTACATCTAGTAAGCATGTTGGTGATGTTGTATTTATCCCCATTTTTCCGTCTGATATTATCCTTATTCTTTCAGTTGGTCCCGAAGTACCTGAGGATAATGTTATGTAACCACTGCCGGGATTGAATGCAATTTGAGTTGTAACAAGACCGTTTCCTGTATTTCTACCACCAAAAACGGTTGTCCCCCCTGAGTTGTTCCACGCCGTAAAGGTTGACTCGCCATTATAAACAGCTGGTATTATTTGAAAGCCACGATTAGTTAATGTATTATCTGCTGTTGCAACGATTTGTAATTGTCCTGCAATATATTCATTGCCTAAAATATGTAATTTATTATTCGGACTAGTCGTGCCAATTCCAACATTACCCGTCTGGTCTATTATCATTCTATCACCAGCAGGGGAACCTGTTCTGAATCTAATTCTTGATAGCGTGCTATTAAATGCAGATGCTGTAATATATAAATTACCGTCACTTCCGTTGTATAGTTGGATACTTGATGAGTTTAAACCAATTATTGATGTATTGCCGATTGATAAATTACCACCGTACGCTAGAGTACCGGGAATCGTTAAATCCCCTGTAGGTGATAGTGTTAATTTATCGACACCATCTGTATATTTAATGCGAAAGTATAAAGTAGCTCTGTCGTTCTGCAAAGTCCAGTTCCAATTTCCAAGATAAACACTTCGTAAAGATAAATTACATACTGCTTCAGTAGGAGTCGCACCTGTTTTTTGAATTACTGCATCACCACCTGCTGTTAATGTATTGTAAGCTAAATTTAAATTTGTTGTTGCACCTGTATAAGGTACATAAGAAGCTGCGTCTGCTTTTAAGTTTAGGGCTGATTGTAATCCTGATATATCAGCAATTTCTGTTGCCGTTAAATCTAGATTTCCTGTGATTGCATTAACTCTATACGCCATTATGTCCTCGTTACGGTTTCTACTTTATTACTTGCGTTATATGTATAAGTAACAGTTGCTACTGTAGTTCCACCGCTTCCACCTGTCTTATAAATTATTGTTTGTACCTCTCCCACTCCATTTCCTGATGGCACATAAGTTATCTCGTAATAGTCATAGGGCTTTGGAACAATTCCCATTACCATTTCTTGATAATGCACACCACCAACTTCGTGAGTTTTTACATCACGAACGGCGGTTGGCGTTCCTTGCCCTACAACTACTTGTTCTACCGAAATATTATCTGCCATTTTTACTGCCTTGAATATGTTCCACTACTACAAGTCTTTCTTTTAGTTTGTATAAATCATCTCTAGCAATTTCTATTTTAGAATCTAATTTAGTAACTGCTTGAGTTAGATGAATTATAGATTCTGAAAGTTGCCCTGTAGTAAGCTCGATTCTTGCAACTGTATATACCACAGCAATAAATATGCCCATCAACTTCAACATATCGCTTACTCTTATCTTCCAATCGAAACTCATCATTACTTCCTTTTATTTTTCTCTCTTTTGTTTCTCAATCCATGAAGATGTTTGAGCTACTACATAAGTTAAAACTCCCATCAACACATCAAAATTTACTCCAATAAAGATGTCGGCTTGCTCATGGTTTGTGACTCCTTTTGAAACTAAAAAGCCAGCAAGAGTTGCTAATAGAGTTCTTAGCACAGACCCTAGCTGTTTAGTTAGTAAAGGTTTTAATGGTATCAACAATAGTCTAGTTATCCAATCTAGCATAATATTATCCTCTAAAAAGTTTATTGATTTGCTTTAATAGCCAATCAATAGAAAAAGTAAAACTTAAAAACACCCCTCTCTTTAATATCCTAGTTTTCATTGTTTCAAATTTCATAATCTTTTTATGGCCTCGTCAACAATGTTAGGAGATGAAGGAGATGAATCTTCTTCGTCTATCTCTATTTTACCATTTCCTAAATCATCATAAACAATTTTCCCTGTTTTCTTTCTTGACTTAGGAACTTCTAACTTAACTACTACAGGTGGAGCCTTTTGAGCTTGTTCTGCTTGCTGTCTTTGAGTTTCTACAATAGTCTCTAAGAGAACCTTATCCATCTCTCTGCCCATTCTCATTTCTTCTAAGACAGACTCTCTAGCTAATCTTTCTTCCTCGATAGCTGATTCTTCTGCTATCTTAACAGCCTTAAATTCTTCTATCTGTAATTGCCATGCATCCATTGACGCTCTTGATGCTTCTATTTGCATCATAAAAGATTCTATTGTCTTGTCTAGCTGTAAGCGAATAGTTTTTAACTCTAACTCTTGAGCTTCTTTGAAATGCTTGCCTGTTACTTCCATTTGCTTTAAAGAAGCCATCATCTCACTAACTGCTATCTCTCTATCTCTAAGCATAGCTTCTGTTTGATTTTTCTGTCCTTCAATAGCCACTTTTTGACTTTGAATTTCTAGCTTCATAGCTTCGTAATCTGGTGGTGGAGGAGGTGGAGGAGGTGGATTTTGTAATTTATCTAATAACTGTCCGCCTGCTTTTGAAACTCCTTCTTGGAATTTTCTACCTAAAGGCATAGCCTCTAAAGACGACAGTAAAGCTTGTAACGCTACCCCTGCAATAGCTGGGTCAATTTGAGCCATTTGAGAGATTTGAGTAAAGCCATTAGTTAGAGTAGCTGCTACCTGATTCATCTGCTCTGACTTCATTTGTTCATTAACAAAAGTCATAGAGTCAGTATCGATATCGATAGCTAACATTCTCTCTTTGTCTGATTTTAATAACTCTAAAGCTTGAGGAAAGATTTGTTGCTCTTCTGGACTTAATCCTTGAAATTCTACTATCTGAGCAATTTCTTCTGGAGTTAAAAGTTCTAGTGCCATGTCAATAGAAAGAGCAATTGCATCACTTGCAGCTTTTGCAATTTTCTTTTTGTGAAGTCTAAATCTATCATGAGCTGCAGTTTGATTCATCTGAGCAAGCTCTGCATTTCCTGTTGGGTCTAAACCACCTCTTAAAACATCAGGAACTCCAAACCATTCTGAGATATCAGCCTTAAATTTACTTTCTAACTCTACTAGTTCGGAAACTGCATCTACTAATTCCTTAACTGGTACCCAGTATATAGCAGATTCTAATCCACCTTTTTCTAACATGGATTGAAGGTTTGTAACTGCAACATATTCTCCTGACCTTGCAGCATTTAAAGCATAGATAAGTTCTTCGTTAGCACCATCTACTAAACAAACTCTTTCAATTGAATCTATTAATCCATGAATTTTGTTTTTAGATTTATGAGCTTCTTCTATAGTTTGTTTTAACCTTACATAGACTGGTCTTGGGTATAAATCTTTACTTGGCTTAGAGCTAATAACAAAATCAGTATCAGGAAAGAATTTAGATAATTTATATGGGTCATCTTTTACATCTAAGAAGTCCATTTCTAATTGGTCAGTAACCCAATAGACTTTTTTACTTACCAAATCCCAACACTCCCATCCTTCCACAATCTTACAAGGGGAATGTTCTTCTTTTTCTAAATAACTACGCTCGTCTTTTTCTCCCTTCTTTTCCTTCCACTGGATTCTAGCTAAGACTTCTTCTGAGAATCTTTTTTTAGCTTCGTATTCTGATAAAGAAAAGAAATAAGCTTTTTCTGTAATCTCGTGATTGTATCTTGCTTCAGGAGTATGAAGAACTTCATCAAAAGGAAGTGGAATGATTTTTATTTTTTTATTAGTAGCAACTTTTTCTGTTTCTGATAAAGCAAAGTATCCCATTTCGTCTTGAAGAACTTCACCATCAAACGGAACTCCATCTTCCATAACAAAAGAATCAGCCATAGGGATTAAATTAATTCTTGCTGGCTCTAAATCAGCAGAATACTTTACTTGAAGACTAGCTTTGTCTGCATGGATAGAATCACAAACGAAACTTTCCATAGTAGAATCAAATTCAGAACATTCAATGTAATAGTTCCCTACTTTCTCTGCTATAGAACAGGCAAGACCTGTGATTGGATTAAAAATACTATTTCTTCTTCTACTTCTAACTTCAGGAGTTTTAGCATAGAGTGCTGGCTCTAGAGTTTTAGATGCAGACCAATAAAGAGGAGCAGATTTTCTATTTAAGTTATCGCTACTATCTGATGATTGATGTTCGTATTCTGCGTATGCATTTTTACTATCTTCTAAATGTCTTTCTCTTGCTTTCTTAGCAGCTCTTAGCCATCTCTTCCAGTAGCTTAAGGAACCTCTTTCATCTACTTCGGTATCTTTAATATCTTGCATATCGCTGTCTTTTAATTCTCTTTAAAATTTCCATTGGGGACTCTGACATACCAATTGTTCTTTCAGGAGCTTCCTGTTTTTTATCTTTAACAATTGGTCGAGTCGCACATGCGATTCTAATAGCATCACAGCAATGCGTGGCTTCACCATCAATTTCGGCATCCTCTTGGTCATCCTTACTTCTAGCTAAAGAAGGGATATACTCATTCGCCCACCTACAATTATGCACGAAATAAAGTAATGGTAAACCATCTTTTCCAATGAGCCTACTCTTCATCTCTCCCCAGCCAAATCTTCGTGCTGTATTTCCTTTAGTGAGTTTTACGCCATGTTCTAGGAAGACATCTGCAATGGTGTATTTTCTACCACCTTTTTCCATGCCTCTATCTTGGAAAGGAGCATTATCGGTAAGAACTAGACCAGACATTTTATCGTTACCAGTTCTTTTAATGATACCTTCTGCAATATCTGAGTTTCTCATACCTAAGCCTTTAGAAGGGTTTTCGGATAAGCATCCGTACCATTCTCTGTAAGCGATTAGAGAGCCTCTAGGGAACCATCTTTCTTTTCCGTTCTGGTCTTTAAATTCCTGACCATCAGAAACTGCCCACCAGTAGCAAGCGAATGGGTCGTTACTACCCCAGTCAAAGGTAATGAATTTAAACCAATGTTTAGGTGGAGAGAAGTTATCTACCATATGGATTTTGGAGTCAAACTGAGGCATGAATTCCCCCATACTTGAGTCCCAATCTTCTTCTAAGAGGGCTTTTACTAGAGCTGGGTCTCCCATACCAGAAACGCGTCTTCTTGTGGCTTCTGCGTCTTCTGATGGGTTATCTGTGACTAAGGCAGGAATATAAATTCTTTTAAAACCACCTTCTTCTATAGGAGCATCAAAGATAGTCATTCTAGGAGCGGGCTTAACAAAGTGTCTTCTAAAGTAGGAAGCTGAGGTTCCGATAGGGTTAGAGGTGTAGATTAGTTTAGGGAATCTATCTTTCCACATAGGAGGAACTTTAGCTTTCATATCCTCGTCCATAGAACACCAAGCTCTAATCCATCTAATGTAAGATTCTTTAATTTGAGTAGCTTCTTCAAAGACCATGACATGTCTTGCTACCCCTTGAGCTTTTAACAGTGCTCTTTCGTCTGATAAATGCATTAAGGTGATTAAGCTACCATTAAAGTTAAATCTCACTTCTGTTTGGGTACAGGTAACCAACCCTTCTCTTACCCATGGGGCTAGTAAGGCAGGAAAGCCCTTATCTGATTGCATATGGTTAGCAATTACATCATCAAAGCTAAGACGAAATATTACTGATTGTAGGCCAGGGATAGAGGCAGACCAGAGGATTAGAGCAGCTCTAACGAAAAAACTGTTGTGAGTAGGAATTAAAGACTTAGAGCATAGGTATAGCTTATCATCATTGTCTACAGATATGCACTTTACCCATTTTTTACCTACTGGTTCTACTTTTTTAATAAAATGATGATGGATTTTATTCTTGCTTCTTAACCTCTCTAACTTTCTAGGTAAGGAAAAGCATGGAATGTTACTAGTCCATTTAACAACATAACATTTTTTACATTTCTTCCCATTTAGAGTAGGGATTTTTTCTTTAATAGTACATTTAGCTCCTAACGAAGAAGCAAGGAAAAACACACCCTCTGATAGAGCTTTATTAGTATTGGAGAACTCGCATTGTCCATCCTTTGCGGCATATCCATCTGTATCCATCAACCCTCTTAGAAGCTCTAATCTTTGTTCTTTTGAAGCTGTTAAGTAAGCATTGGGGATATGTTTGTTATTTAAAAGATTTAATGCGATTAAACCTTCTCTTAAGTTAAAAATGTGTCTAGTTATTTGTTTTTTTGTTTTTCTATTAGGAAACCCTAAGTTTTCTAATTTTAAAAAAATCTCTTCATCTATTCCTGTAATTGTAGGAGCGTGTTTATGACCATCTCCTAGCCATACTCCTAAAACATAAGGAGGAATTACCAGTGGCTTGTAAGAGTAATTGATTTGTTTAGAAAATGGTATTCCATGATTTTCTTTTTGAGTAACAAATAGTTCTTTAGTATTTCTAACTGTTCCGTTGCTAGGCTCTAAGTAGTTATGTTGCTTAGATTGGTTAATTACCACCAACCAATTCTTAATCCCCTTCCCTCTCTTTGGTCTTCTTAACTTTCTAGCCTCTCTAAATTCTGTAGTTCTATGAGAGTTGTTAATTCTTTCTTTTCTGGTTTGAGTAACCCATAAATGGTCTTCACATGCAGTAACAACTTCTCCGTTATCAAATGTTACATTGTAACAATTTTTAAGTTCTATATTGCTAACATTAGTAACTAGGGTCGGATTTCCATCTGCCCCTACTACATACTCTCCCACTAATATTTCTCCCATAGGCTTAAGTCCATTAGGAGTTAGAATAGGAGTTTCTATGGCTAGAGCTTTTCCGCCTCTTGTGGAGCCTCCAAATAGTATTTCAGTAGCTTCAGTATCAAAAGCTAGTTGTTGCTTAGGATGAAACTTTGGTAGGTTTATTGGACAAACTGGCTTCGTTGATGATTTCAATTACCTTCTCTCCTCCCATATTAATTACAGGTACTAGTTTAACTTCTAATTCATGTTTAGTTGCTTCCTCACCCCACTCTTCCTTACTTCTTTTAGCTAGCCAATGCTTAGCTGCTTCCACATTGGGGTCTACTTCCTCTTCTACCTCAATCACATCCCCAATCTTACTCACTACCTGCTTTTTCTTAGTAAATCCTACAGCTCTTTTAAATAAAGCCTCTTCTACCTTCTTATTTTTATCACCTTGATTTAATTCCCATGCCTCTCTTAGCCTGTCACTCTGAGACAACCACTTATCAATATGCATAGTCGTTACCCCAAAGAACTTAGCTAAAGAAGATTTATTAGCATAAAAACAATCCATAATTTTTATAGCTAAATTCTCTAGTTCCTCTGATAAATTCACTAGATTCTTATTCCTAACCTTAGAAATCTCTAATCTCTCCTCTATCGTATTCTTACCCCTAGCATAATCCAATGCTAACCCCTCTACATCATCCTTACTAAGTAACTTATCTATCCCCTTTAATGCCATACCCTATCCTTTACCTAATTAAACAACCTAGTAAATATTAAATTAATAGAACCTAGTTTCACTAATTCTTAGTTTACTAGATTTTATATTTTTATACTATTCCTATATGGGCGATATTACCCTCTACAGACTGACTTACACCACTCCCTGTGGGTTTACTACCATCATGGAGTTTTCTAGCCTAGAAGACGCTATAAATCGATTTGAGAAGGCTTACAATGATGGGATGGACTTTATTAAGGTAGAGTCAATTCATCCTCCAGACAATAACCCCACTCACCCTAACCCCAAAGTAAAATACCTCTTAGGTTGTCATTAAGGGAAATAAAGCTGTGACGCTAGTGTGTGGGTAGGAATAAATGCTAACGAGGTAGTGTAAGGGTGATAATTAATTGGAAGGGTTGCGTATGGCGGTAGTGTATGGGTGCAAGTACCCGTTTCCAGCGGGGAACTTAAAAAGTTTTCAGCCCCTCCCTGCCAGTCTAGAAAAATGGTTTACAGGATTGTTGGGATTGGTTAGTGTTACTTCACTAGTTTTAGTGTTCTAGTGCTTAGACTAGGGTAGCTAATAAAAACAGACCGACTGGTCGGTATATAGATACATATCGATATAGTTATCTATTAGGGAAGTGGTGCACAATCACTACACTACATAACAATTGTTACAATGTCACAAACAAGAACCTATCGTGCATTGACATAAATATATCATAACATATTGATTGGATTGATTATTCTTAATTCTTAAAATCTAACATATTGGATTTATTGGAATATGAAATTGATTTGGTGCTTGATATACCGAGTAAATGTTAGGTTGTAGTACCTATTCTAGTCTTTATAATCGTTATTAGAAAAATAGTTAATGATATCAATATGGAATAAAACTAGAAAAAATAAAAAACTTGACATTGTTGTATTTTAGTATACGATGTTAATAATAGGTACCTAATAACTTATAGACTTTATTCTTAGGTACCTAATCATTAATACATTAATTAATCTACTTTATTCTATTAATATTCATACTAAAGTATAACTACTTTAATCTATACTTTTTTTTTCTTTTTTTTTTTTTTTTGTTTTTTTTAGGTA